AAGAACAGAAAATGTATACAATACGATTGTTAATGATATTCAATTAAGCAGAAGTTCTACAGGTCGCTTGCGAGCCGCAACGATTATGAGTAGAGAAATTAATCCAAAAAGGCATTACGACTTGCAGTATATAATAGGTGGAATTTCTGATACAAGTATACCTTTGGGCGATCTAAATTTGACTAGTGACAGTGGGGGTTTTGATAATGCTTGTTTGTCTATTTTTGAGTTGAACGACAATAACGAGTGGATTCAGATTGGAGAATTTGATAGAGAGTCTAAGTCGATTGATTTTGCAGTAGATGAGAATATTGATTGTGTTTACAATTTAAAATTTGACACTTCAGTTTCTGCGCAAAATAGTTTACATAAATATACAGTTGGATATTTTAAATATTATACTATTGATAGTACGGATGGATTTATTTATGCACAACCAACATCAATAGATGGTGGTCTTTTTGATTTCTATGAGGTCGAGCAGCAAACATGGTTTACATTGAAAGACAATAAGAAAATAATTCAAGCTGCAAACCAGCAAGCTCAACCTACTATCAATATAAATTTTCAACAAAATGAAGCTCCTCCACTTAATACAAATCAAGATTTTGGAACAAGAGTGTGGTTGATTGGCGCTTCAAGCAATGATTCAATAACACAGTTAGAAGATAAATCCGATAACCAAATAACATTGACTTCTGCAAATACCAATCCAGGTGTTGATTCTCCAGATTGGATATCTGATGTTTTTTTCTTTGATGCGGATTATGGATCAAGTGTTACATTTACATGTCAAAATAAAAAATATGAATATTCTGATGGATATTATATATATCAACCAGATAGCATAAATTCATTGAGCGCCGAAATAACATTATTGTTTAAAAATAGATCAAATAGAGAAACAAATGCAATACTTCATTTTGTTGAAACTCATTTGGGTCAATATGATAAAGATAGACCATCTCCAAATCTAAAATATAGTCAGGGTATTGCTGGATTTAGGTGGGGCGGGGAATCTACATTTCATCCTTACGATTCGACAAGTATGCAATCTAAAACATTTTATTGTTTAAATTATGATCATTCATTAAATTTTGAAGACAGTAATGATTTAACCGTAAAGTTGAATAACTTTAATACTTCTTTGTTGAATAAATCTGAAGAATTGTTTGTTAAGCGCGCAGATGATTATTCGACCACAAGATATTATGAACAAAATGATGTTGTTTTTGTTAAAGAAAATCACCAGCATTACTATTATAAAAAAGAAGATTCTGGTTTTGGAGCTTCTCCAATATCAAATCAATCAAGCACTTGGTCAAGAAACGGTGGATACTATAGAGACATAAACACAGATTCATGGACTAGAGATTTCTTTTGGAAACCCTCTTTGGGTCTAAAAATTTCAAACACTCCAAGGCTCAAGAAATTGAATCTTAATGGCCCTTATACGCAAATATATCGAGACGGAATAAATGAAAAACTATTAAACATAGATTTGGAATTCAATAACCGAACTGATGAGGAAGCATATGCTATACTTCATTTTCTTGAGCATCATTATGGATGCATTCCTTTTGCTTTTAATGTTCCTGCTCCTTATGAACAAGATAGAAATTTTGTTTGCCAAAAATGGACTCACACCTACAATTTTAAAAATAATCATAGTATAAAAGTCACTTTTGAGGAGTATCCTTTCAAGTTAAGCGCGCAAAAATATGATTCTTTAATAACCGAACCAATATTAAGAGAGTCTGAGTTGTCACTTCCTGCTTCAATAATTTTTGAAGATAGTGTGGAGGCGTTAAGAAGGTCAAATAAATTCAGAAAGAGAGTATCCTTTAAGAATATCGGAGATAAAAGTTTAAAAATCAAATCAATGCGGATTGTTGAATCTGAGTTTAGTATTGTTGGTCAAGATGGCGGTTCAACTACAGCTGTAATGTTAGAAGAGAAAGATAATGATATTGATTATGTTTTAGTATTGCCCCCAGATTCCAACCTTCCTTTTGGATTGAATAATCAAACCATTCGAATATACAAGCAATATTCTGATGGAGTTTCAGGGGGAACTTCTTTTAGTGTTGTTCAGCAAATTAATGGTTCTTACCAAAGAATATCAATTGATGGCTCGCCAAATAGGTTTTTTCAGAATAATATGGGCGACATCATGAATTTAAATACTGGAGAAATTAGTAATACATATACAGGCTTTATTGATGATTTGTTGTTTAAGAATAATAGAAATAAATATCTTTCTGGATCTTATGTTTCTTTGGATGCTGGCAAGACCGGATATATTGATATTTATTATAATGGATCTTTGCAAGAACTTGATTTTTATGATTCTTTAACTGATGCTCAATTTATACAAGTTATACAAGCACAAAAAAGTTTCAATGGAAAACTTGAAGTTGTCGTTGAAAATAGTAATGGCACCGAACAAACTTTAAGTTCAGATATACAAATAAACCTACAAAAATAATGTCTCAATCAGAATCAAATTTAAACAAACAATTATCTTCTTTATTGCCCGATACATTGATCGAGCTGTTTGAAATAGATTTTAGTACCATGCAAGAAAATTTTGAAAGATTGAAAGATATGTATGGTATAAATGTTGGTGCAGATACTGTTTATAGATTTTGTTCGTCTGTAAATTCAACCAATCCAATTATATGGAAAGGTAAGTCATATCAGCCAATGCCTATTATAGCGGAAGGTTTTGAAAGTAAAAACGACGGTAGATTTCCGCGACCCAAATTAATGATCGCTAATCCAGATGGCATATTTTCTAGAATAATATATAATAATAATGATTTTGTTGGATGTAAGATTACGCGAAAAAGAACATATGTTCGATTCTTAGATGACGAGAATTTTCAAAACAGAAATTTAAACACCGAAGGAAAAAATCCATTTGGTAAATCTGATAGCGATTCATTTTTGCCTGATGATGTATATTATATAAATCGAAAAGTTTCTGAAGATAAAAACTCTATCGCGTTTGAACTATCTTCTCCATTAGAGCTGAAAGATTCTTGGCTACCTGGAAGGAGATTGTATGCAAACATGTGCACATGGAAATATAGATGTGATATTGGTTGCGGTTATAAGGGTTTACCAATTGAAACAATTGACGGACAAAATTTAACAGAAAACTTTGCATTCAATAATAATTTAGATAATTTTGGTAACATAAACCCATTGCAATATCCTGGTGGTATTGATGATATTCCTGAATGGTCAAAGTTTGGAAGAACTGGTCAATCTACTTCTGCTGGAGGTTATAATTTGAGCGATGTTGTTAAAATAATTCCAAGAAGTTCCAGTAATCCATACAAGCGAACTGCACAAGTTTTTGTTTGTATACAAGATCATATATCTCCTGCTGATCATCATCCATATTTTGATAAAGAGTTTTGGTTAAAAGATGAATGTTCAAAAAATTTAAAAGCTTGTAAAAAAAGGTTCGATCCAAATTCCGAGTTTGCCTCTCATAACAAATCAGCAAATATTAGCCCAGGCTTGAGGTTCGGAGCATTTCCTGGTGCGGCGGGATTTGGTTATGAGTCATAAAATAAGTGAATCTATTCTAAAACAAATCTCAAGCTTTGCAAGGCGAAATGAAAATCAAGAGGTTTGTGGAGTTATTGTTGACATTGATGAACAAAAAAAATTCATTGAGTGTGAAAATATTGCTCATGATAAACAAAATTTTTTCGCTATAGATAGTGAGGTTTATATAAATTATAATGTTGAAATGGTTGTTCATTCTCATTGCCTTGGTTCGGCAAATCCATCGTCAACAGATCGTAGGTGCTCTAATAATCTGGAGCTTCCTTTTTTAATTTATAGCACAATTGATGATAACTTTTGTTTATATGAAAATAAAAGTGTAATAAAGTTTAAGGTTTAAGGAATAGTGAATAAGGTATATCTACATGGTGGCCTCGGCAAGAGGTTTGGTAAAACATGGCATGTTACTGCAAATAATTCTCAGGAAGTTATTCAAGCAATTGATGCCAATACAGATGGTTTTGTTGGATATATTGTAAAGCAATCTCTCGAGGGAAATGAGCACTTTTTGCTTGCAAAAGATCCCAGACAAATAAAAACTCAGGAGGAACTAATTGACAATATGGTTGATCCTCAAAAATTGTCAAAAGAAATACACATTGTGCCAAGCATATATGGAGGGTTTATTGCAGGCTTCCTGGGAAAATTTGTCGTCGCAAAAGTGGCGGGCGCAATGGCGGGCGCAATCTGGGGAGCTGTTGCTCAATTGGCTATCAGTGCACTCATGAAAACTCCAGAAGATAAAGTGCAAACACGAGGAGAAAATGTTTCAACAAAATCGTTTTTATTGGGTGCATCAAGAGAAAGTGCGAGTCAGGGAGGTTTGATACCTCTTGGATACGGCCGAGCTTTTGTTGGCCCGAACTTGATTGGGCAATCAATGAAGACCACTAAAATGAAAAGCGATTATTTAGAATCGTCTACAGAATTAACGTTTACACACTTGATTTCTGAAGGTCCAATTGAGGGCCCAGTTAATGAATATGGGCGAAATGTTA